TGAACGTGCTAAAACTAAAAAAAATAAAGCAGATAGACATCCATCTAAATCAAAAAAACCAAGAATGGCGCAACAACAGCAAGCTGCTATGCAACAATTATATAAAACTAAAAGACAAAAAGTTAATAAAGCTAAACTTAGATAATGGTAACTAGCAAATTTAATAGACGCTATGGAAAACCAGTTCAAATAGCACTTCCAGCAGAAGGTGCACTTGGTAATTTATTAGCTGGTTCAGTTAATAATGGAAGTATTACTGCAAAAGATGCTAAAGCGATATTAAGATATAAAAGAATGTTAAGTAATAAAAGGAAAAAATAATGACAAAAAATTGGATTCAAAAAGCAATTAAAAAACCAGGTGCTTTACGAAAATCTTTAGGAGTTAAAGCAGGTAAAAAAATTCCTAAAAGTACTTTAAATAAAGCAGCTAAGTCTAAAGGTAAATTAGGTCAACGTGCACGATTAGCTAAAACTTTAAAAGGTTTTAAAAAATAATGGTAGAAGAAGTAATAAATTTAGAAGAAATACAAGTTGAACTTCCAGAAGAAGATATATTAGAAACTGGTGTTGAAATAAATCTTGAAGAAGAAGAATTTGTAAATCCATTAGATACAGATCATTATTCAAATCTCGCAGAGAATATGGATAAAAATAAATTAGGTCGTATTGCTGCAGATTTATTTGATAAATATGAAAGTGATGTATCCAGTCGAAAAGATTGGGCAGAACAATATTCAAAAGGTTTACGCATGCTCGGTGTTATTACTGAAGATAGGTCAGACCCATTTCCAGGTGCATCGGGTGTTCATCATCCCCTAATGGCAGAAGCTGCTACACAGTTTCAAGCAAGAGCCATTGCGGAGATGTTTCCTCCTGGCGGACCTGTAAAGACACAGATCATAGGAAAAGTAACTGACGAAAAAATGAAACAAGCATCGAGAGTTCAAGAATTTATGAATTATCAATTGACTCAAGAAATGCCTGAATATTTTGGAGAGTTAGATCAGTTATTATTTTACTTGGCAGTGTCAGGGTCCGCATTTAAAAAAGTTTATTATGATTCAACATTAGAAAGAGTACGTTCTTCTTTTATACCAGCAGAAGATTTTGTCGTATCTTATGGAAGTAATGATTTAGAAACTTGTGAAAGATATACTCAAGTTATGAAAATAACTTCAAATGATTTAAGAAAACAAATAGCTTCTGGTTTTTATAAAGAAATAAAAATTAATAGTGATACTAATGATGATGAAGTTAATACAGTAGCTTCAACTATTCATAGATTAGAAGGAGTATCTGATACATTAGGTGAAAATATTCACACTGTTTTAGAAATTCATTGTGATTATAACATAGAAAATGAAGATGATGAAAATGCAATAGCACTTCCTTACATTATTACTATTGATAGTGCATCACAACAAGTATTAGCTATTAGAAGAAACTGGAAAGAAGATGATAAGTTGCAGAAAAAAAGAACTTATTACATTCATTATAAATATTTACCAGGTTTAGGTTTCTATGGCTTTGGTTTAATTCACATGATTGGTGGATTACAACACGCTGCGACAGGAGCATTACGAGCATTACTCGATTCTGCAGCATTCGCTAACTTAAATGGTGGATTTAAAGCAAAAGGAGCACGAATAGAAGGTGGAGATATGACAGTTTCCCCTGGAGCATGGTTAGAAGTAGAAGCATATGGCGATGATTTAAAAAAATCGTTTATGCAACTACCATTTAAAGAGCCTTCTCCTACTTTAATGCAACTTTTAGGAATTTTAACTGAATCTGGAAGACGTTTTTCAAGTATTGCTGATGCTATGGTAGGTGATGCTGCGGGAACTTCACCAGTTGGAACGACTATTGCACAAATAGAACAGGGAAGTAAGATATTTTCTGCTATCCATAAGAGAGTACATCACGCTCAAGGCCTAGAATTAAAATTAATAGGCGAATTAGATGGTGAATATCTTCCTAATGAGTATCCATATGAAGTAGTTGGTGATGCAATGTCAGTAAGACGTGCTGATTTTGATAATAGAATAGATATTATACCAGTTTCTGATCCAAATATTTTTTCTCAAGCACAAAGAATAGCTTTAGCTCAAACTACACTTCAAATGGCTCAACAAGCACCTCAAATTATAGATATAAAAGAAGCATATAAAAGATTAATAACAGCTTTATCTTTACCAGATCCAGATTCTTTAATAATTGATGACGATGATATTATGCGCCGTGATCCAGTATCAGAGAATATGGCATTATTAAATGGAAAACCAATAAAAGCTTTTTCAGATCAAAATCATGCTGCTCATATGGCAGTTCATGAACAATTTATTTCTGATCCTCGTTATGGTGGAAGAAAAGAAGCACAAGAAGCTTTATTAGGACCAATGTTAGCACATATAGGCGAACATTTAGCTTTCCAATATCGTCAACAAATGCAACAATTAGTTGATCAAGTTTCAGGACAACCAATTCAATTACCAATGCCTGATTTTGATGATGATGATAAAGAACAAGAAAACGAACAAGAAATGCCGATAGAAATGGAAAATCAATTAGCTGAATTTGAAGCACAATCTGCTCAAATGTTAGCAGAATCTCAACCACAAGATCCAGCTCAAGTTAAAGAACAACGTATGGCAGCGAGTGATGAAGCTAATATTGCAATAAAACAAGAAGAAATGAATATTAGAAAAGAACGATTTATCGCAGGTGAAAAACAAAATGAAAGAACACAAAATAGAAAAGATAGAGAGCTTCAATTAAAAGCAGTAGAAATAATGGATAAACAAAAAAATAAAAAAAGTGGAAAATAAAATAAGACCTACAGGAGAAGAAATAAGAAAAGCAAAAAAATTTCTTCGTAATAAAAAAGTACCACTGAGTTTATTTAAACCTAATTTATTTGCAGCATCAAGTAAAGAAATTGGACAAAATTTTGATGGTACATTTAGTACTTTAATGAATGTATATACATCAGGGAACCCATACTATAAACGGAGATTAAAAAATGGCAACAATACCACCAATACAAGCGATACTACAAGAAATAAAAAAGTATAAAAAAGAATTAGCTAGTAAATCACTAGCACCGGGTTTTGATACGTTTGAGGCGTATCAGAAAGCAAAAGGAATAGCTGAGGGTTTAGATAAAGCTTCAGATATTTGTTTAGAAATTGAAAAACGTTATATTCAAGGAGATGATACGGATGATTAGAAATGAAGAATGGTTTACTGACGATGATATAGCAGACCCTAGTAGTAAAGATTTACCAAAACCTTGTGGTTGGAGAATTTTAGTTCGCCCTGCGGGAATGATAAAAAAATCAAAAGGTGGAATTATTTTAACTGATAAAAATGTACAAGAACAACAATATTTAAATTCTAAAGGTAGAATAATTGCTATGGGAAGTGAATGTTATAATAATCGAGACACAAAGTGGTGTACAACAGGAGACCATATTGTATATAGTAGATATGCAGGATCAAAAATTGACGTTAAAGGCGTTAAGTTGCTCTTGCTCAATGATGACGAGGTATTGGCTGTATTACCAAATCCAGATGCAATAACTCAAAATCTTTAATACGCACTTGTTGCGACAATACATAGGGAGAAAAAACTATGACAGACGATGTGAAAGATATTACACCCGATAATGAAATCGAGGTAAAAATAATCGAAAGTGAAGTTGATCAACTAAAAGAAGAATCTAATCCTCTTGAAGTTAATCAAGAAGAAAAACCTCAACAATCCGCCGAACCAGAAGATTTAAGTAAAACAGTTGAATCTTTACGAAGTGAATTAGAGGAAATAAAAAAGGAACCTTATAGTGCTCGTGTTAAAACTCGAATTGCTAAAGAAGTTTCAAAAAGAAAAGCAGAAGAAGATAAATCTAAAATGCTTGAAGAAAGGTTAGCTAAATTAGAAAGTGCTGCACAACAACAAGACAAGAGTAGTCTTGAAAATCAATATCAAACAGTTTCAAAAGATTTGAAAGAAGCTATTGAAGGTGGAGATACTGAAAAGCAAGTAAGACTAATGGATGAGATGGCTGACGTAAGAAGTAAAATTCAAAACGTTCAACAACCTGCTCCTGAAGTTAAACCAGCAGCACCTCAAATCCCTGAAATAACTCAACAATGGATTCAAAATAATTCTCATTGGTGGAATAAACCAGGGCATAGAGCAGCAACCCAAACAGCATTTG